GTTGAACCTACCTAGGCTTGCTTTACAGGCGTCCTCGTTTACCGACTTTTTTGATAAATTAAGTGAGGCAGCTAATGACTGTTGTGATATTTTATACGCACACCGCCAGTTGATTGAAGAGAGAATTCGTCAGAACTTTTTATGGCCTTTTACGTATAGCTATCTCTCAACCAAGCGTATGTTCTCAACTATTGGTATAAATGGATTGTATGAAGCGGCGGATCGTCTAGCGCGTGTAAATGGTCACGAGTTGTATGAGATTATGTTTAAGGTGCTGACACGGCTTAATGATATATCTAAGGACCGTTCTCGGCGCGATGGTGTGTTTTACAATGTGGAGATGATCCCTGCTGAACAAGCGGCGTTTACTTTGGCAGGGATGGATAAGTACTTGTTTGACGACGCTTATGGAGTAGAGGGTTATAGTAATCAACTTTTGCCTCTTAGTCTTGATGTTCCGCTCCGTGAGCGGATAGAAGTAGCGGGTAGACTCGATAAATTGTTATCAGGGGGTGGGATACTACACATAAACACAGGTGAGCGACTTGATAGTCATCAGATGCGTAAAGTGGTTAGATTCGCAGCGAAGCATACAACGTACTTCGCGGTTAATTACGTTATTTCACAGTGTTCCTTATGTGGTTCCACGTTTGTTGGTACTGACGCCTGTCCTACGTGTGGTAGTACACAGGTTCAGAGGATGACTAGAGTAGTGGGCTACTTCTCACCATTACGGGCATGGAGTAGTGAGAGATTACGTGAGTATACAACACGGAAAGTGTATTATGGAGGTAATGGTTATGCTTCGGCTTATGAGTAATGAGGACATTAAGGATGAGTTTAGGGACCGGCTTACTAAGTCAATTTGGTGCCCTGCGTTGGATAGGTATCAAGCGTTGATCTTCTGTTTTGCGTGTTCCCGCTTTTCTCAGTGTGATGTTACACGAGCAAACGACATTCAGAACCTTACGGTTGAGGATGTTATGGTTGACCCGGCGAGCTTAGTTAAGTCAGTGTCGGCCCAGACTGTAAAAAGTGAGGTGAAAGATGAAGTAGTGAGGCGAAAGACACGTCGGTCAAAAGCACCTAAACCGACAGAAGATCATAAATCAGCTAAGGATAGTGGCTCAAAGGGGAGTAAGAGAGATGTTATAGTATCTTATTTGAAGAGTCACCCCAAAGCTACTGTGTCGGAGATCGCGAAATCGTGTGGCGTATCCCAAGCGTATGCACGGAAGGTTTTACGTAACTCTAAGTAGGGACGGGCGGAAGTTAAGGGAGTTCTTGCTAGGCTCACCTAACCTAAACCCGGCTTCTAAGTTGTTTTTTGATCCTATACGGGTAAGGGGTATTCCCCGGTCCGTTCCTAAGTGTGAGTTAGAAAGGTTAGTCCGTAAACGCGTGGTCCAAAAAGTTGGGCATATGATACTAATAAGGAGTAAAATACGTTTGTGATGGAATGTTGGGAGTTGCCACTTGTTTGTCATGACACGCGCTGCCGGTACTTCACTAGAATGACGTATGTTGGACGTTTGAGGTACGGGAATTGCGCTATCAGGGTCGCGAACGATGGGCCTCATACTCTTAATGAGCTGTCTGAGATTTTAGGAGTCTCACGCGAACGCGTCAGGCAGCTGGAAGCATCGGCGCTAAGGCACTTGTCGTACAACTCGCTTAAACTAGATGAACAAACGTTAGATATTGTAAGGAGGACGTTGAGCGATATAACCTGGCCACCCCGCTCACTAAAGAGTGCTAGATCACTTGAGACATCACGTACACACTTGCTTAAGCTAATGTTCGACCGGGGTGCTCTGTTCAGGTTCGTGAAGCGTAAACCTAATTTTACTGTGAGACACCGTGTTAACCAGTGTGTCAGATGCCCGGTTTTATCTGACACAGTTGAAGCGGCTGTGTGCTTACTGTGTGACCGACGAGGTGCTTGTAGTGTATGTCCCGTCCAAGATATCGATCCGCGTTCCTATTTTATAGTTGGATCGTTCAGGGAGCTCGTTGAAGCGTTGAAGATTAAGCTTGGCTTGAGAGCGCCTGACAAGCTGCGTGACAGGATTATTGCGTATCGCAAGGACCACCCAGCGGCTCCTATTTCACATGTGGCGGCTGCGGTTGGTGCATCGTATGTTTATACTCGGAAGGTGTTAGGAGGGAAGTGAATATGTGGATAGCTGTTGACGTTCCTTTTAAGTACGCGCATTGGGTTGTGGAAGTCGGCCAATTCGGGCATTTGGTCTCGATGGAGCTTCTTCAATCTACGAAAACGTACTTTAAGTTTTACAAACGACTAGGTAAGAAGGGGCATCATCTGATAGTAAAAGATCTAAAAGAGTTAACCCCATATGTAACTAAAGTTCTGAGCGAAGTTCGTGTGAGCGAGGTCATTTCTCCCCCTGATCCGGAGTTTGAGTTTATGAAGCAGGTTGCGAGATTAAAAATTGGGGTTATTGGTGTTCCTCAAGGTCGTAATCAAGAGGAGTTCTTTAGGCTTTTAGAATCAATGTATATGTCACGTTTTGTAACTGCGATCGGTTTGAGTAAAGACGCTATGGGTTTATTGTGGGATGCACCGGATGTTAGGGTTCAGGAGGAGATGAAACTACTTTTATCCCGACTTTATGTTTTGAGGTACATGTTAACTCAGGACCTGACAGCGAAGCCGGTTCATATTTTAGGTCTAGTGGATCCAGAAGTCGAGTTACCTTTCTACCAGGAGTTTAGCAAGCGTAGCCCGCTTAATATTAGGAGTGTTAGCACAACATATCCTTTTGTTGGTACAGATTTGGGTCCTGTTCAATTGAGGCGTGCGTTGGGTACACTCCTACGATTGGTGGAGACTTACACTTAAGGAGGTATTCAGTGCCAGTAGTAGTTAAGAAGGTGAAGGAGGGGCTATACCATCTAATAGAGTCATCAACCGGAAAAAAGATTGCGGAGAGTCGTGACGGGCGCAACGCGCGGATTTCGGCCGCGATTAGGAACAAACATTGGCTTGAATCTCATTTGGTCACTTTTCAGGGACGGAAAGGTATTTGGATTACGTTAAAGTCGGGAAAGAGAGTGTTCATTCCTCTAGAGAAGGTTAAGCAGTACTTTCGTAAGCGGGGGTGGCCGATATGAAACACTTGGGCCTAAAGTTGATCTTGTTGAAACATTCTTTGGAGTGTATTATTGCGAAGGTTTATGAGGAGGGATCTACGTATGTCTGCAAAGATCCGGTGCGTTTCATTCCCATTTCTCCTGTACAGGCGCAGCTTATACCCCTGACTCTTGTAGGAGTGAAGGAAATCGGTTATGAGCAGAAGGATTGCGTCTTAGCCGCTCTGCCAAAAGAGGTTGAGTCACGATATCTCCAAATCACAAGTGGACTTGTAGTCCCGACTCTTAAAATTCCTAACGAGCTAAAGAAACGCTAGTTCGGTGTGTAAATATTAAAGTGTCTCACAAGGTGGTGTGCTATGAAGATCGTCGCGTTACCAGATGTCCATTTAGGTTTTAGGAGTGGTTCAAGGGTCGTAGATGGGATCAATTTGCGTGAGAATGACGTCTACCATGCTTTTGACAATATGATTGACATGGCCGTCAAAGAGAGCCCGGATGTAGTTGTAGTTGTGGGTGATCTGTTTGACTCAACTCGACCGCCTGCTGCGGCTTATTGTGTGGCGTTGAAAGGGCTACGGAAGATCCAGTGCCCTGTGATAGTAATTAGTGGGAACCACGACAAGCCCTTACGTGATGCTTGGTCTCCGTTGAGTGTCTTATCGGTTTTACCACATGTGAAGTGTGTGGTTGATAGTCCATCTACTATTTATGTGGAAGGTGCTTCTTTCTACTGTATTCCTTACACTACGACTCCTAAGTTTGAGGAAGCCGACTTTTTGGTGGCGCATTTAGAGGATAAATCAGTGTCCCAGTTTAGGAACCGTGGAATAGAGATTCCGTATGAAAAGTATACTTACTGTTTTTTAGGACATTTGCATATGTACACGAAGTTGAGTGAAAATGCTTGTTACATAGGAGCTGTGGAACGCTTTTCGTTTAATCAAGAAGGTTTCCCTTGTGGGTATTTGGTTTACGATAAGGGAGGTATACGCTTTGTCGAGACTCCAGCGAGACCATATATCACTTTAACCAGCCCACCACAGACGTTAGATTCTCTTCAAGGCGCTATTGTTCGGTGTAGAACCTCTGGTGCTGACGTAAGTTGGGTTGAGGAGCTTCGACGCAGCGGGGTTCCGCTCCAAGTTACAGTTGAGTTGTCAACCCAGGAGCCTACCAATGTACCGGAGTTGACCGTTGTTAAGCCGCTACTAGAGTCGTTTGACGAGTTTTGTGAGATGAAAGGAATTCCTCGTAAGTTAAGGAGCCTTTGTGTTGATGTTTTGAAACAAAATATGGAGTAAGTGATGTTTTTGATCGAGTTAGTTACATTAACCAACTTTAAGTGTTACTCACAGTCAAAGTATGAGTTTAATCCTGGATTCAATTTAGTGGTGTTACCGAATGGGGGTGGTAAAACGACGTTGGTTGAGGGCGTCGCTTATTCACTTGCGGGGTCTGGCGCGATTCCAGGAACAGTGAGTGATTATGTACGCGAAGGTTCGTTAGGATCTAGTTATGTTACGATGAAAGCCCAATTAGGCCAGAAGCAGCTCGTCATAAAAAGGGGGCTTAGCCCACGGAACTCGTCGCTGAAGTGGGGTCGCACATCAATGACAAAAGTGACGGAGATTCAACGGTTTGTGAAGGATCATATTATGCCACCTCAATTGGTTCGGACGACTATCTGCTGTTTCCAGAGGGAGGCCGCCTTAATCGCCCGGGCTGATATGAACACACGACGTAAATTTATCATGGCTCTACTTCGACTAGACGTCATTGAAAGAGCCTTGAAGTCGCTTTCATCACCAACGTCTTATTCATCGTCCTTACGCGCATTAGAGGATCAGTTGGAGGATTGTCAGAAGGACTTACAAAAGCTTGAAGAAGTTGATGACTCTCTCGAGCCCGTACTACGTAGACAAATAGAGCTCTTACGTCTGAAGAAAGCCTACGATCCAGCTGCGGCGCAGAGACGTGCTCAACTACAAGAACAGTTGAGCATGCTCCGCACACTGTATCAACTACAACAAATGGCTTCAAACGTTGATTCACCTCACTGTCCCTTATGTGGTTCTACTACTTACTCACGGAATCATATCATAGAGCGCGCAAATGAAACTTACCAACAGATGTTGAGTCTTGATGCCGAGTTGAAAAGTCTTCCACCCGCTTATACTGTTTCGCCTGAAGCGTTCTCGGATTTGATCCCTGATCTTGAGGAGGACGTGTGCCGGCAGTACTTGGATTTGATAACACAAAAGCGAGTTAAGAAGCATACTCTTGAAAACTTAAAGGAAGCTATCGAGAGAGCTCGAAGTGCACGCACGACTCAGCAAGCCCGGAAGGTGCTGAGAGACTTTTTGATGTGGATGTCTACCCCACTGATCAATTTCCTGTCTGTGTACACCACAAATATTTTGAAGGCAGGCGTGTTTGACTCATTTGAGCTAGACGAAGCCTTCAACATCAAAGTGGACGGAAAGGACTTCAATTTGCTTTCGACAGGACAGCAGGACTATGTTGCAACGGCGTTTCGAGTTACGGTTTCGTATCTTCTCTCACTACTCTATGGCTGTCCACGCACACCATTACTGTTAGACTCAGTTGGGGATTCTCTGGATGAAGTACATTATAGCGCGTTGATGGACTACTTGTCAGGAGGGGCAACGAAACTCTTCTCTCAGGTAATCGTGACTTCACACAGGAGCGCTTGATGGAGTTGCCTGTCCTGAGTTTTAAGAAGTGTTTTATGTTCAGGCGAGAATTTCCTTCAAGGTGTAATGGTGTGTTCCGGTTTGATGAAGTGTGTACTCATTGCGACTACTTTTTGGAGTGTATGATTCTGAGAATCGCTGAGTTTGGGTGTGCAGGGAGACCTCGGACGTTGTTGAAAGACGTGCTGCACACGGCGTTTTTGTTCCATAAGAAAGTACCGCCACGCATGGCCTCGTATTTAGCTCGTGATATTGAACCCTTCGCAGCTCAGCGTAGTCCTAAACTGAAGTACGCGGTTAAGAAGCAGATCAAGACTGCCTACGCTTTCCGGTTGTATGGGGACTTTATAAGGGGCTGGAAAGTACGGATACTGAAACTGAAAGACAAACGCCATTTTTATTCATGTATTGAGAATCCTAAAATGTATGTTGACTGGATGACGGGCGACCAAGTACTGCGGGTGGGCCTTACCGCACGTGCGATTGTGGACCGTTTGATAAGAGAACCTGTGACGTTTTTATCTTACGAAGCGACCGGGTGGTGTGCCTACCAAATTTCACAGATAGTTAAGCTACGACGGGTTGCTTTTGCGTGGATGCCCCACCCAAAAGGGGGCGCGGTTAGGCGTGCCATGAAGTACTTTATCTCTAATCGAACAAAGGATATGCAACTACCGTTCCGGGGGTTTCCTTATGTATCCAGAAAGGTAATTCTTTGTTTACAAGTTGAATCTGATAAGGACTGCTTGGAGTGGTTACAATGGATTGAGAAGTTCAGGTGCAGGGTTGTGTTTGTGTTTGCAGCGTTTAGACAGTTTCGTCATTTCATACTGTCTCAATGTACTATGTTTCCTATCGGATTCTATGTGGCTGAAAACACTCATTATCCTTATTTAGCAGTGTTTGACGTATTTAATGTCAGCAAGTTGCGGCAGACTAATGAAGATTGAAAAGTATGGAATTTGTGCGAAGGGGAAGCTAACTCGAGATCTGATGAGTAAGGTGACGTTTTTAGTCCCTTCTATGCGTATCGTATACCATCCGTCAAAGGGGCGCGTCCCGGAATGGCACCAAGAGCGAAAAGTGTTCTTGTTTGGTGACGAGTTCCCTAGTGGATTCCTAACTACCATGAAATCCGTGGAGGTTGTGGATTTAACAAAACCTGTTGCTCCGAAGGAATGCACGATAGAATCGCTCATGCCCTTTCAGCAGCGTGTAGTTGAAGAAGCGGTTCGATATCAATCGGCTCTTATTGTGAGCGCTACTAGTACAGGCAAAACTTACATGATAGCAGGGTTGTGTTCCGTGTTCCGGGATTATAAAGTGTTATGTGTGTCTCATCGTGAGCGGATTGTAGTGCAAACCTACAACAAACTCAGGGAATGGTTTTCGGGCGTAGGAATACGTACAGGTCAGAAGAAAAGAAGAGGTCGGATTATGGTCTCTACTTTCCAGAGCCTCGCTGCTTCTCGATACGATGTGGTTCTGGTTGATGAGGCACACCACGTAGCGGCGCCTTCTTACCTACGTAAACTGCTTGGCACGAGAGCGTCTCGGTGGTATGGGTTCACGGGCACTCCAACAGGGCGGTCGGATCGGTTGGATAAAGTGATCAAACTTGTTTTCATGAACAACGTGGTTAACGCCGCATCTTACCAAGAGGGGATGAAGATTAAGCTGGTTTGTCCTGTTGATTTTTGTATGATCAAGTATGTGGGGAGATACACGATACCTGGGTCTAAGGAAAGAGACATAGGTTGGATTTATAAGAAACGTATCATGACCGATCCACAGCGCAACGAGCTGTTGGAGATGTTGATAACAGAGCTTAGTTCGCGAGGCGTTATAGTGGTTTTCTTGGGCCGGGTTGAACATGCTGATCTAATGAGTAAGAGAATACCTGGATCGTTCGTGGTTGATTATCGAACTCCTGCCAAGGTAAGGGAGCAGGTCAGTAGGTTAACCCAAGGAGTAATCTTCACTTCAAAGCTGCTTGAGGAAGGGATTGATAACAAACACATACAGGTTATTATAAACAGCGCGCCGGTCCGTTCTTGTATTAGCGTCCTGCAGCGGTTGGGTCGGGGTATACGGTATCAAGAGGGGAAAAGGTTGTTGTTTTGTGATATATGGGATCAACATCCCTCAGTGTTGAAGTCTCAAGGTAAGAGTAGATATGATATTTACGTTTCGACAGGTTTAGGTGAGGTTTGTGTCGTTTGATCAGTTTGTGTTAGCGTTTGTGTTTGCGATGCGTAAGGAATATCCGGGTTTCAGGATTTATCTAACTCCACAACGGGCAAAGACACTGCTCAGAGCGTATACTAGCTTCCTTAGATTAGCACCGTATCCCAGCATGGCCAGTATTTACTTTGACTATGTGTTGAGTAACTACCCGTGCAGTTCTGTGGACCTGATTTTGAGAGCAATTGCACGGAAGAAGACGATTAAGGAGTTCCTTCAATGGGCTGACAGCCATTTGGAGGAAAAGAGCCGATGGATGACATAGGAGTGTTACTGTACTTTGTTACGTATTTAGATTGGGACTTACTAGCGAAGACAAAAAAAGAGGATTTTGACCTCGCGATTATTCAGTTACTTTTTGATTTGGTTGCGAGGTACGAAACGAGGTACAAAACACTACCACGACCTGACTTTCTTGTAGACGAGTTGAAGTCTAACCTACAGGGTAGACTAACATCAGTGGAGTCTAGTTATGTAGTTCAGTTTTTTGAGCGCTGGATGGAACAATCTTACAGCCCTGAAGACCAGCCCTATCTTGCTGACAAAGTGGTTCAATGGCTGAAGAGAAAGAGAGTGACAAGACTTATCCGACAAGCTGACTCATTACTAAAACGTGGTGATGTTGATAAGATATCAGATATAGCTAAAGGTATCTCTTATATCGACCGTCAGTCCGCACCAATAGTTAATCATACAAGCGCTTTACGGGAACGTATGGAAGCCTGGAAGCGCGCTTACACTAAAGCAGGCGTCCCTTCTCCTCTTGCGCTTGGTCAGTTTACTTTTCTTTTACCTGGAGAAGTAGGAGCCATTTGTGCTCCGCCTAAGATAGGGAAGACGTTCTTCCTGATTTGGATGGGTTCCTACGCAGTTGTTAACGCTCAAGCGCGCGTGCTTCATTTTACTCTTGAGATGTCTGCAATGGAGATAGGGATCAGATACGATTTAACTTTTGCTAACCAGTTTGGGATGAGATCGATTTGTGTTAGCGACTACGGGATGAGGTATCAAGAGATCGAACCGATCGTCTCGTCGTTCTTACAACCACCGGCGGTTCTGCTGCAGGTTGATGTGTCCTCTTACGCAGCGACTCCAACACTTCTTGAGTCAAAGTTCGATCAAGCATGTTCGACTTTGGGCTCTAAACCAGATGTTGTTCTCTTAGACTACTTGAACCTAGTACACTCAGAGCGTGTAAGAGACCAATCTCATTTGTTCTCGGTAGGTGCTGATATAATTGAGTGGCTTCACTCGTTTGCTAAGGAGAACCAGGTTGCTGTTTGGACTGTTGCCCGTGCGTCCCGAGAAGGGATCAGGGCTCAGGAAACAGTCGGGGCTAGATTAAAGGGTTCGGACATAGGACAGAGTTACGCGTTTTTGTATGGGCTGGATCATGTTGTGGTACTTTCAGATGTTACAAAAGGGGACGCAGCTAGTAATAGATCGAGCACGATCCTGGATGTGTCTCTGGTTTACTCACGGCGGTGCCCGCCGTTTTATGGGCTCAAGGTGGAGATTGACTATCCTTATTCCAGGTTCTTTGTTCCACCACGATCACGTAGGTACGTAGAGGGTGCCTTATCTAACCCTTATAAGGACTTACAAGGTGTTATCCCTTTTCGGAAAGATGAGTGAAACTAGATATAACTGCCCTTTTTGTGTATTGATAGGGAAGCCCCCGGATACAAAGGGTCATTTGTACGTTAATTGGTCGAAGGGAGTTTACCACTGTTTTCGGTGTGGGGCAAAAGGTAGGACTACTCGATTGAGGGATGTGCCCCTAACGCTATACAAACATTGTGTTGATGTTGATAGAGTTGCCTTAACTGATCCGCGAAGGTTTGTGAAGTACACTATTAGCGAGATCGAACTAAAGTACCCACAGGTTTTTAGGTTTCTGCAACGCAAAAACGCGGTTTCCTATTTTCAGCAGGTATATTTAACATTCGCGTCTACAGGCTACGGCTTGGTTATACCGCTTCAGTTTGACGGTCGTGTATCTTATCAAGTTAGAATGTTTGACTGCCCCACGAAGTATTTGTCTTCACCTGGTTTTCGTAAGTGCGACTTCCCTATTGGTTTAGATGAGTTGGTTTCCCCAGTAGCTGTTCTTGTTGAGGGTTATTTTGACTATCTGCCTCTGAAGGGTTTTGCGGTGTGTACTTTTGGTAAGAGTGTATATAGAGAGTTGCCTCAGATGTTGAGAGTTATGGGGGTGAAAAGTGTGGTTGTTCTTTGGGATAGTGATTCACACTTTGATGGTTTGTCTGATGCGGTTAAGTTATACAAGCTAGGAGTGCCTAATTCGTACGCCGGGTTTATGATTGAAGGGTCACCAAGCGACTTTAAGACAATGGATTTGTTGAGGGTGACGTGTGTTCGTGTTAGTACGGGCGATTTTTTTACTTTAGGTGAGATTTTGGAAAAAGGAGGTGAAGTATGACGTTACCTGATGTTCAGAATACTTCGAGCCAGGTAAAACGCCGGGTTCCATGGGTTGGAGTTGAAGGGGTGAAGCATCCTGTTTACGTATTTTACCCTTCGTTGGGTTATGTTCGGACCCCAGCTATACTGTCAGTGTATTGTTCGCTAACTCCGGAGGTACGTGGGATTAATATGTCACGTACTGTTGAGGTCGTCTATAAGTGCTTTGAGAAACAATGTCTACTTGCGGATAACGTAGTAAAGTCTTTGGATTTCCTGAAGGAGAGGTTAGGTAGTGCAGACGGCTTTGTGAAGGTGACGCTTGATTACTTCGTTGAGAAAACGTCTCCACAAAGCATGATAAAGCAGTTTCTACCTATTACTGCTTCCGTCGTAGGTATTTGTGAGTCTTCGAGTACTTCACTGCTTATGATTGTAAAAGTGCCTTACACTTCTTGTTGTCCATGTTCAAAGGAGATAGCAAACGGAAAAGGTGCTCACAACCAGAGGTCTTTTGCGTCCGTTGCCTTAATCAACCCCAAAGGTACTGTATTGTTTGAGCATATTGTCAATTTGGTAGAGGAGTGTGCTAGCGCTCCTGTGTTCGAGCTTTTGAAGAGACCAGATGAGAAGCATGTAACGGTTGAGGCTTATGAGAACCCGAAGTTCGTAGAGGATATGGTTAGAGCTATAAGCGATCGACTCTCGAAGAACCCCGTTAGTGATGGGTTTTGGGTGAAAGTTGAACACCAAGAAAGTATTCATGTCCACCAAGCGGTTGCGTTCGATTGTTCGGATCGGGTCAATGCTTGGTGGTTCCTTCAGGAGGTATAAGATGCAAGAAATCTATTTTCAGGAATTGGTTAAAGGGTTTTACCCTAGAAAAGGAAATGTTCACGACGCTGGTTTCGACCTACGCGTCTTCAGAGTTCTTCCCGCTAATCATCCTGATCCGACTGATTACTCTAGTGAAGAAGATAAAACTTACATCAAAACTTACATCATCCAACCTGGTGAAACCGTTAAGCTTGATTGTGCGTGTAGAATCGTAGTCCCACAAGGAGTCTGTGGTCTGGTAGTGCCTCGGTCTTCGTGGAGAAGAAAGGGCTTAGTTGCGATGTCAATCTTTGATCCTGGTTATCTTCTCCCCTGGACTCCGTTTGCTACTAACTGTTACTCTGATGTCATACATATTTCGAGCGGGGAGAGGGTGTTGCAGGTCCTTTTTGTTCCTCTCTTCTATGGAGGGACCTTGAATGTTACTAAGTTACCAGATTATCTTTACGACAGAGGAGGCGGCGCAGGAAGTACAGGCAAATAAAAAGAAGGAGGAGGAAATGTCAGAGAGGAATCCAAGAGGACAGTTGCGTCCACGTGATGGTCGTGGACGTGGAGTTGGCATGCCAGGAGGTCGTAGAGGTGGGCGTAATACAGGCCCTTGCTCTAATGGCGGCCCTGGATTTGGTAGAGGAAGAGGACGTAACTTAGGGGGGAGACGTAAGTAGTGTGTTTTGAGATACCATCCTCTTTTTGTGGGATCAAAGTCTATCAGAGTTGGTCGGCTTTGTATCTTTTTGAGTTGATATTTAAGACCTACGCACCAAGGAGAGTCATAGAGTTGGGGACGGGGTGGGGTGGAGCGAGCCTTTTTATGCATTTTCTGGCTAAAGCATACGACAGTGAGTTTATCACTTATGATAAGACGACAGCCTATTTAGAGATTGGTAGAGGTAAGGTTCTTTTTCAGAAGTTTGGAGTTGATTTTCGAAAGGCTGATATTTTTGAGCCTAAAACTATAGATGAGATACGTAAGCTAATCGAATCGCCTGATAGGGTCTTTGTTTACTGTGATAATGGTAATAAGATCAATGAGTTCAATATTTATGCGCGTTTCCTGAAGCCCGATGATATAATTGGGGTGCATGATTGGATGGAAGAGATAGTAGCGGGGGATATCAGGGTTGATATTGAATGTTTAACCCCAATTTTTATGAAAGAGTGCAATAAGTACCACACGAAGCAAGCGTTTTGGATTAAGGTTGAGCCGGGTTCTTCCTAAGTCCTCCACACGTGTATGAAGAACACATAAGTAATAGAATACTGAGAGGTGGAGGATAAGAATGGATGTATATGGAGATGCAATGTGTGGATTATGCCCAATAAAGCCTAAGGTCAAAATTGTCCCACCACATGGAGATCCACGCGCGGTGATTATGGTCGTGGGAGAAAGTCCCGGATCCGAGGAGCTGCTACGTAGGATCCCCTTCTGTGGTGCGAGTGGTGAATTCTTATTTAAATACTTGGGGTGGTTAGTACCGGACGCGCACGACTTTGAGGACTTCTTACGTAAACGTGAGATGTACTTGTATATCACAAACGCGTGTCTTTGTTCAGCCAAAAACCCAGTTAAGTCGATCCGAGATAACTTTTGTATCCCACGATTACGGAAAGAGATTAAGAAAGTCAACCCTAGTTTAATTATTCCTTTAGGTGGGCTTGCTTTGGAGTACATAACGTCGATCCTTAACCTTAAGGGGTGTGAGTTACTTCAGTTAGCTCGAAAGGAGCCTTTGACTTCCATAATGGCGGTTCGTGGTTATGTTCTCCACACGACTGATGGATGTGTCATTTTCCCTCTTATACACCCAGCGAGTATCCTGCGTCAACGGGAGAGGGAATTTTTATATATGTGTGACGTTCAGAAACTCTATAGGGTTTTGACAGGAAATTACCAAGAAAGTCGGTCGACTTATTTTGTGGTGAACACTTTATGGGATCTGGAAGAAGTCACACGCATGGTGGAAGAGCTGCCTGAGGATGAGTTGCTTGCTTTTGATGTTGAAACTACAGGGGTGGACCCTTTTAGTGATAGAGTTTTATGTCTGAGTATCTCCTTTAAGGACTATGTAGGTGTTGTTATTCCTTTCGATGATCCAGTAGTGAGGCCATTTGTTGAAAGAATACTGAACTCGAGATGTAGAAAAGTGGGTCAAAACATCAAGTTCGATCTCGAGTTTTTATATCAGTGTGGGTTCACTGTCAATAACATATATTTTGACACTATGTTAGGTCAGCACGTATTAAACGAGAATATACCTTGTGACTTAGTTACACTAGTATCGATCTACTTAGATTACCCTAAGTACGATCTGCCCTTAGAGTTGTACAAGAAGGCTAATAAAGTTAAGTCTTACTCGGAAATTCCTTCCTCGATTCTATATGAATATACCGCCCATGACTCAATTGTAACACGCCTAATCGCGCTGAAAATGATTCCGAGCATTGAGAAAGAGTACTCCTATTTATATTGGAATGTAGCGCTTCCTACTCAAATAGCGTTAACACATGTCGAAATTGAAGGTATGAGTGTAGATGGGGATCGAGTTCAGGAGTTGACTAAACAAGTCGCAGATGAAGTAATGAGCCTTGAGGAGGATTTGTACAGAAGTGTTGGCAAGAAGTTCAATCCACGCTCTTCGACACAGCTGAGCAATGTTCTTTATTCGGATCTGGGCCTTCCTGTGCTTGTAAAGACAAAAGGAGAAAAGGCGTCAACATGTGCCGAAGCGCTACAAAAGTTACTTGCATGGGCTAAGCAGAAACAAGACACGAGGGCTTTATCTGTAGTTGACTCACTAATTAAGTTACGGAAGCGTCAGAAGGTACTGTCTACATACTTGGCGGGAGGGAGAGGTGGAATCTGGAGGTTTGTGGCAAAAGATGGGAAAGTCCACCCTGATTATCACGTAACTGGTACTGTAAGTGGGCGTCTCTCTTGCACATCACCACCAATTCAGACCATACCGAAATCGGCACTACGATCTATTTTTAATGTCCCACCAGGATATAAGTTTATTGAGGCGGACTATTCACAGGCTGAAGCGCGAGTAATGGCATATGTTGCACAGTGTGCGACAATGATGGAAGCGTTTAGCACCGGGCGTGATATTCACACAGTCGTTGCGGAGCGCATATTTAAAAAGAAGATTCATAAGGATGACATTGAGAGGAAGATGGCTAAATTTGTTGTATATGGATTGATGTACGGGCGCCAGGCGCACAGCGTCGCTGATCAGTTCCGAATTTCACTCAAAGAGGCTGAGGCGATCATGAACCAATTTTTTACGGAGTTCCCCGAGATTAAGTCTTTCATGGATTATGTAGTGGAAGAAGCTAGATCAAAAAGAGTATTACGTAACTTGTACGGTAGGACTAGGATTTTCCCTCCAGGCCCCTTCCTGTCAGAATGGGAGAGACAGGCACTTAGTTTCGTGCCGCAAAGTACTATCGCGGATCATACTAATCAATCTCTCTCGATGTTGGTCGAGCTGTTGAAGTCAAAGGGATCCGGCGCTGTTGTGATTTTACAACTGCATGACGCAATAGGAGTTAAGTCGCCTGAGGATTGTGTTGAAGAGGTTGGAGAGATAATAAAGGACGTTATGGAACGTCCAATTCCGAATACGTCCCTCGTTATCCCTGTTGATATTAAGGTCTCTGATAGATGGGAGGGGGGCGAAGAATTATTTTATTAGGAGGTATAGTATGTTAGACATCGAACAACTCAAGAAGGATTTAGGTCAGTATTCATCTACAGTTGGTTCCTTCTGGAAGCCAAAAGTGGGACGGAATTACATCAGAATTCTTCCCCCATGGAAGCCCGACACTCATTTGTTTTACAAGCCTGTTAGGTTGCATTGGGTTGGATCACGAAGTGTGTTATGTACACCAGGGAACTGCATTGTTTGCTCGATGCTTCAAGATCCTGTTTTAGCTCCCTCACTCGAAGGGAAAATCAACACGATAAACAGGTTCCTCGTTAATATGGTTGACTTAGAGGACAAAGATAGTGGTGTACATGTTTGGGCAATGCCCCCGATAATATGGAACCAATTCGCGCAGTTCTGTATTGACCCACAGTGGGGTGACCTAACGGACTCAAAAACAGGAAGGAACGTAACTGTAGTGCGTGAAGGTTCTGGGGTTAAATCGACAAAGTATCAGATTATCCCCGATCCACAGCAAACTGAGGTTGATCCTCAATTGTTGACTAAAATGCATGATTTAGATAAGATTTATACTAAGGCGACACCTGAGTACATTATCAGCTTGCTACAAGATGAGAGTATAGACGTGGCC